AATCTTTTCTTTTTAAAATTGTATATAACAAAAACACTTCTTTAATTTTCCAACGCTTCAACCATTTTCCTAAGCTCTCCGCGACTAACCGCAATACTGAAATACTTTCCTATTCTCTCTTCGATGACCCACGTACCGTTAAGTTTTTGGAAGTGCGCGGTATTACCGCCCGGGTTGTTAAGGTTCACCGTTTCGCCCTTTGCTGGCTTATACTCGGCAAGCGATGCTAATGTAGCCTCGGCTTCTTCCGGTGTACCAAGATGGATGATTAGATTATAGTTAGCGCTTTCCTTCGTTTGCGCCTCGATTGTTATACTACCGTTCGTATCGATTAGCTTGCATACTCCCATGCGGAAGGACTTCAATACTTTGGGCTTACCTTGACTTGTAACCTGGGCGGATACGTTTACTACTGTGATTGCTAACACTGCTAATACTACTAATACTTTTTTCATAATCTTAATTTTTAAATTGTTATTATTTCCTTTTGACATTACAAATATAGGGTTTATTCCAATACGTTGTATATTTCATTAACACTGTTTAAGAATAAACCCTATTTTAGTCAATCTGTTAACAAGTCGTTAACTTTCAGACTTGGTATCGACGTCTGCGTTAACAATTCTTTTGAAACCTCTTTGTTGTCCGTATGACTTTACGCGCTGCCTGCTACGCTCCCAGCCGGGTAACTTGTTCAGTATATCATTAATCTCGGAAGCGTCCTTTGCTTTAATTTTCCCTACCTCGAAACCTAAAGCCTCAACCAGCACGCCCGTAGCGCTAACGAAGTCCATCTGCACGCATTCCTCCTTTGTTATCTCATCCTCGTCGTAATTCTCGTAATACATGCGACGCTCCAAAGGAAACATTTTCTCCCAGGTGGTCGGTACGTACATGTTGCAATACTTTGCTACGGCTTCGGTACGTGGGTCTGTCTCGAAGTGCTCCTCCCTGCCCTGTTCGGCTATTACCTCGGCCTCTGCTGACAACAACGTAGACACACCGCGGAAATACATATTAACGGCCTCCGCCCATAGCTGGTCTACGTATGCCGGGAAATCGGCCTCGAAGATAAGATGGGTGTTCTCGTTGGCACGTACACGTACGGGTAAAAATCTACGCCCTCCGGTTGCGTCCTTCAAAAACTCGTCCTTGTTGGTTGTCCCAAAGAAAACGCATTGACGCGGAAAGTTCTTTGTTACACGCCCGTACGCTGGTCTAAAACTGTCCTCGGTCTTGGTGATGAAATTCTTAACCATCTCCACCTCCGAACGTCTCATCGCTGATAACTCGGCAATCTCCAATATCCAGTTACCTTGCAGTTGTTCAAAAGCCGATTTGCCGTCCATAGTTGACAAGCTATCGGAGAACCACTGTTTACCCAGCATCTTAAGGAACGTGCTCTTTCCTGCTCCCTGGTCTGACTGTAGGACTAACATACTATCGAACTTGCACCCCTTTTGGAAGATACGCTTAACAGCGCCTACCATCATGATACGGAACGCTTCACGGGTGTATACATTATCCTCTGCACCGAGTATATCAATCAACGCGGTATCTACGCGCTGCGTGCCGTCCCATTCTAATTTTGTCAGATAGTTCTGCACCGGGTGAAAAGAGTTAATCTCGGCAACAAGTGAGATAGCATCATCCACCTTAAACGAGCTACTGATGCCGTAAACATCTTCGATATGTTTTCTAACGCCTGCAAAATCTACGTCTTGAAAGTCCGTACTACTGTCTTTCGGTCTCCATATCGGGGTACGGGTAACCACCCTGCGTTCTTTGAATAGGTCACGGGCTATCAACCCTTTTAAATTCGGGTCATACTTAAGTATTAAACCCAGGTTCTTTGCGCTCGGTAAGTAATTACCTTTTTTATCTACTTCGAGTTCTGCCATCACCTTCTCAAATGATACCTCGGGCACGTTATCGTGAACCTCTTCGGGTTCTATCGTTTCCTCGAAGTCGTTCATAACCTCGGTAGCCTTTGCCAGCAAACGAGATGCGCGCATTTCCGCTACTTTTGCGTCCTTGTTTACAAGTTCGTTCATCGCGTCGGTTGACTTCGTGCGGTCTTGTCCCTTATCCATCTTACCGAACTTGTGCACACGTACCAGGTCATAGGCGTTAAACACGTGGTTTCCTTGTATCGGGTCATTGTTATGGAACGAATAAGCAAACATATCGTCAAAGGTAAGCATACCGCCCGAAGTAGAACCGCCGCTATACGTCCATCTGTCGGGCCGGTCTGTCGGCTCGTAAACGTCCGGCAAGTATTCCGCGATAACTTCTGAAATGGTGTACGCCCGGCAAAAGTCACCTACCGTGCCTTCCTTTAGCGTTGGGTCTTGTTGTTCCTTGACAAAGGTACGTACTTCGCCCTTCTCGTCTTTGTGGTATGCCCATTCCGTCGTGTCGTGCCAATCTTCATACATGTTAAGGTATTCGTTGACGTCTAAAGGGGTTTCACATAACTGTGAATAGTCGGTGTAATAATAATCGACATCGCGGGACACCGACGGGAAGAACATGCAGCGCTCCGGCTGAAACGTCGTGCGGTCGTACAAGTCTATCCCGGTAATCTCCGCAACCTTTCGTGCGATGGCTTCGTATTGTTCACCGTCCACGGGTTCAGACAAAGGAATGATAACGCGATAACGCAACACCCCTGCTTTCGGGTTATGCTTATGTGTCCCGTGAATGATGCACGCGCAATTGATAGCCGCAAAGAAGCGTTCTGGGAAATCGGCTTCTCCGTAGTCAATATCAAGCGCCAATAGTGAGCGCTCGCCTACGTTGTTCTTGTTTCTTCGGCTACCGAATAACTCGCCTCCCATGAAGGCTCCTACGTCTTTAATTGCACCTTGTTCGGCTTTGCTCGCTGCCATGAACTCCCGGTAGGTTTCCTCCGTTACCTTTGCACTGGTGAACCTCTTAACAAGGTCGTCCCATGTGTAGGTACGGTTCTTCCAACTTACCGACTTCGCGTTAGTAGCGGTCGCAACCTTAAAAGTCATTTTTTTTAATTCCATTTTCTAATCTTTTTTATAATATTCCGTTATGTAACCGGCCGCTCGCAATGGGATGTTAGCCGCCCAACTTGGCGCTTCACACATCGCATCTATCATCGCGTTAAGCGTTAATTCTTCGTTCCCGTCTTTAGGTATTTCCGCGGCTATTTCGTCGTGCACATGCAGCACAATGTTATAACCCATATCGAATACCTTGAAAATCGCATTCGCCAGTAAATCGCGGCTTATTGCCTGCACAATGTTCTCCGTTAGCTTACCTCCGTAGGTATGTAACTTCGCCCACTTGCCCGTGGTTTGTTCTTGGCCCATGTAGGACATATCCTGCACGTCAAACTCTCCATTCGGGCCCGGTATTGTTCTACTACTTAAACGTGCGGAAGGGTAAAAAAGTTTTCGCCCCGACGGTAATTCTATAGTCATTGCACCGCCTTCGTATCTGAATATTATTGAGGAATGTTCATCAATAACATACGTTTGCGGTCTGCGTGTGCCTATACACGTTTTTGCGGCATTTTCTAAAGATTTCCACAAAGATACTACTTTTTTGTTAGCTTCTCTCCATTTTAACAGTATTTGAGGCTTTTCTTCTTCCGTTAGCGCTTTCTTGGTGTCCATTGTAGTAAGGGCGTTAACCCCACCGCCGTAACCTAATGCAAGTTCGGCAACCTTTCCGCGCTGTCTTAGCTCGTCGCCCTTGTGAACGGGAACGCCGAACATCTTAGACGCGGAAGCGCAATATATATCAGCCTTTGGGTCTTTGAACAAATCAAGCCTCCACTTTTCGTTAGCCACCCAGGCAATTACACGTGCTTCAATTGCCGAAAAGTCAGCTACTGAAAAGGTGTACCCATCGGGGGCAATAAACGCGGTACGGATAAGCTGCGATAGTATATGTGTAGGTTTAGTGTACATTAATTCCATCAGCGACAAATCGTGCATCTTCGCCAAGTCTCGGGCCTCGTCCAGTTCCTCGATGTGGTTTTGCGGTAGGTTCTGTAACTGAACCAATCGCCCAGCCCATCGCCCGGTACGGTTCGCGCCATAATACCTAAACAGCCCCCTAATACGGTCTCCGCGTCCTGCACTTGCAAGGATGGCGGTATACTTTGCGTTAGATGTCTTACCGATTTCCCGGCGTAGGTCGATAACGTCTAATACTGCTTGCTTATCCGCTTCCGGGACGTTCTGTAGGCTCACAATCTCTTTTATGACATCCTCTATCACTCCTTTGGTCAACGACGAAACAACCACACCGGTACGTTCCTTGATGAACTCCTTTAGCTGCGGCATGGACTTTAGCGAACCGATACCGTATTTGCTTTCGGCTATCTCGGCTAACTTCTGTTTATATTCCTCGTCCATATCGCGCGCGGCCGTTGCCAGCTGTAAATCGGCCCGTATTCCGTAGTCGTTTATGCGTTGGTCTGCCGCATATATCTTTTGCTCTGTTTCGGGAAATTCAAACCGTGATAACTTACCGAATATTTCCTTTTCAGAAAGCACGTCATAGCGAAGATATTCTTTGAACTCTTCCCAGGCTTCCGGGTCATGCTCGGGAAGGTTACGGGTACGCCCACCGTTTGCTTTGGTAGGTTTGCACGGTACGGAGAAATATCGGATGAGGTTTTTGCCCGTGCCCAGCTTCTTATCCTGCAAATCGAGAATCTGAGATACCGCGTCCAGTGAAGGCGGCATACCGCAATAGAGCGCCATGTTAGCCGTACAGAAAAATCGCATAGGACTTATATCAAAGCCGTATTCCTTCAAACAGACGCGCTCAAACGTAGCATTGTGGGCTACTATAACTACTTCCGGGTCATTAGCTACAGAGGTGAACAACTCGTTAAACTCTGTACGCCCGTTGGGGGTTGTAAGGTCTATTATTGATACCTCCGTGTCGGTGTCCCACATATAACCGCACAACAATATTTCAAAGGCCGGGTCTTCGCAATACTTGTAGTTGCCGGCGCTTTTAATATCTGTTTCGGAATAAGTTTCAAAGTCGATAAATAGATGCTTCATAGCTTCTTTGGTTTTAATTGTTTATACTAATACAACGGCAAAGGTAGGTAAATGCTTTGGATAAACAAGAAAAAGGGCTATCAATCGCAATTATTTAACAACTGATAGCCTTATTATTTAATCGGCAAAAATAGGCGAGTAGAAAATAAAACCTCGCTTCTCATTCAGTATAACGTATGTTTGCTGCGGTGCTTCGTATGCCAGCCCGTGGCCCATTGCGAACGCGTCGAAGCCCTTTAAAGAACCATTAACACAGACCTCTTTAGTGTATATCATTTGGTGATAGTGACCGATGAATGCCTTGTCTATTTTAATGGTTTGGTTTAGCTTTGCGTACCACTTAAACATGCTTGGGTATATCCCACCGATGCCGCCAGCGCTTCTAAACTGGTGTCCGTGGCAGAATAAAATCTTTTTGCCGTATATATCCAGGTATGCAAACTCACTTTCGGGAATGATGAACTCAAACTTTGTCAACCCCATAAGCGTTAGGGTTTGTTCAATATCCTTGTACATGAAGTATTCGTGGTTCATCGCGAAGCCGTTCGAGAATTGCATTTTCTTTGTTGTTCTCGTGTGGTTTCCACATATACCTACAACTACTATTTTTTGAAGGTCTGGCAGTTCGTCGTGGATAGCCTTAAGCCCCGATATTACCAACGTCTTTACGAATTGTATACCCTGCATAGGGGACATACTATTAGTTTGCGCAAGTTCGTCGCGAATGTAGCCGCCTATCATATCGCCTATAAGCCCCACTACCAAGTTATCTACGGGCTTTTTCTTAACCATATAGATAGCGTTTGAGAAGAAATTTTTTATTCGCTTCTCGGCTATTTCCCGGTTATACTCGTTCTTGCCTAAAACGGTGGAGGCCTTAACAACCTCGTCCGCGTGCCAGTCCGACGCGATTAAAAAGCCCGTGTTACTTTCGTCAAGCGTTGATTTCGCTTTTGCGTGGATTTCTACCAGTTCGATAGGCGCGCTATCCTTTTTTAGGTCTATGATGCCTTGTATTTCTTCCTCTGTGTACAGAGTTTGAAGCTCTGCTATTACCGGGTCTACCACTACTTCGATAGGTTCGCTTTCCGATACGGTAGGGCCGTTCATACGTGCGTTCCAATACGCCGTATCTCTCTTTGTGTACGTCTTAACGGGCTTGCCCGTTGCCTTTGAAATTCTAACCCCTTGTGCGTTTATATACCAATCACTTTTTCCCATTTTTGCTTTTTTAAATTGCGGGGGCTTTTACGCCCCCCCCCGATTTTTACTAATGTCTTTTACTCCGAAAGGGTTACTTAAACAAGTCGTCGTCCTCGTCGATATCCACCGTATCGAAGTCGTCAAGACTTGTTCCACCATCCAAACGTTCACCGTCTGCCGTCTTCTGTATTCCGTTCAGACCCACACCTACGCCGTACTTCCCGGTAAACTCATAAGGGTAAAAGGAAACAGCTACATTACCGTAACATCCGCTATACACCTCGTTTTTGTCTGTAATGTACTGTTTACGTCCGTCGATTACAATAGGTGCGCCCTGGGCTTCTTTACGCTTTGCGTTGATAAAGTAGCAACCCTTGTATTCTGCACCGTCTTTTTCCTCGTCTCCGTCTCTCAATGGGTTGTTCCACGTCTTGGGGTCTTTGCCTGCGAGTTTAGGATACTTGGACTTGAAAGTTGCACGTTCTGCCTCAATGGCGGCTTTAATCTTCAGAACTTCCGGGCTGTTCTTGTCAATAAGTAGACAAACACTATACGTTGCGTCTCCTTGTCCGCTAATTTGTGATGCTTCAAATACACGTACATAACTCAATCTCGCGTTTTTAATAATTGCTTTCATATTACACTTTTTTTCTTTTTGCCCTCTAATCGGTTCGGACGTTCCGTTTTTAAATTGATAATGCAAATATAACGCTTTATCTGATAGGTTGGTTCTTTCGTTATCTTCTTTTATGAATTTAATTCCTCAAACATATCCAAAGTAGGTTGTATCGGTTCTCTTTTATCGCTTTCCGGTGCGAGCGTTGGCGCGCCCTGGGGCTTAATTATTACACCGTCCAGTAGAACCGTTAACGGCTTCTTTCCCACGATTCGTTCCAGGTCTCCGATGCCTTTTATCTTCGTATTGATAAGGGTTTCCCGGTCAAAACCTGCCTCCGTTAGTCGTTTTAAGGCCTCTGCTTCGTCTTTAATGACCCGTGCCGACCTGCCTTCCACCAGCTTCCACCCGTTAACGTGCTTGCCGCTTAAGGCCTCGGACATCGCAAACTGTTTAACTGCTGATAGCCAATCGGTAAACATATCCGCCTTATTAAGTATCTCCCCAATTTCCTCTAAAGATAGGGCTTTGGTTTCTCCGTGGGTCTCGAACTCGTTAACAAGTGCATCACGTTGCGCCCGGCATTGGGCTTTGAACTTGCAGAACTTACAATGAGAACCTACCCTCGTTTCTCCTTGCCCGGCAAATGCTTTTTCGGCCGTCGGTCTTAGTACGTGTATCGCCCAGTGGGCGAGGTCTCGTGCAGACATCTCGAATACCGGGAAATGTCCCAAACGTACCTGGGCGATGTGCATACGTACCAGTTCTATTTTAGACTGCTTTTCGGGCGGTAGGGAACGAAGAACGCCAAGTGCATAGAGCATTAATTGCGTGTTGTTCTCGGCTTCCACCTGCACGCCATTCCCATACTTAAGGTCTATGATGTTTAGGACTGTTTCGCCTACTATATCACAGTCGCAGCTACCGAAACACTCGGGTACGTACATTGTTAGGTCGAACTTTCGTTCTATGCTCATTTCCGCGCCCTCTATGACCTCGTAAACGTCGCACACGTAACATACGTAGTCGGTTACGTACTTATTCATCTCGGGGCCGTAATACTTGTTTTCCGCAATCTCTTTTGGTACGGGCAATTCATCAAGTAGTGGGGTGTATTCCCCAGCCAAATACTTTCTTATGGCGTGCTCGGCCAATTCGTGAGCTACTGTTCCCTCTTCCGATGCCGTGCTTCCCGTGCCCGGTATGTTTTCTTCCAACCGCGCAGACGGTGTGCAATGCATCCAACGGTGTGAGCTGCTTGGCGATAGGAGCGCGTGTTCGCGCTCACTATGGTTTATCTGTTCTTTCATCTTGTCAAGGGGTAATTTTCAATACGTTGTTTAAGTAATGCAAATTTAGAGGGATTAACCTTTGAAAGTGATGTGCCTCCGAACTCCAAAAGTATAGATGCCATTTCGTCACGGGTAACGTGCCCGGTTCTAACACTTGATATAACAAGAGTTTGCATCTCCTTCAAAGTAGGTGCTTCGCTCTTCGTTTCTTCTTCTGCCTTAGCTGGATCTTCTGCCTTAGCTGGTTCTTCTGCCTTAGCTGGTTCTTCTGCCTTTGCGGGTTCGGGCTTCGCTTCCTTCTTCGGGGTGGCTGTCTTCGTTGGCTCGCTAAACGTAGGTGCTACGGGTTGTGCTGGCTCGCTGAATGTCGGCACGACTGTAGACGTTGTTTTGCTGACCGCTACGGGCTTTTCTTCCTTTTTAGGTGTAATTACATGCGTTTCTACTGAAACGTCGTCAGAGGCGCCCGAAAGTAGCTCTTTCAGCATCTTAGTGACGTTAATAACTTCTTGTTCGTTTCTCCCGTCAAATTCAAATGACATTGTTGTAACTTTCATGATTTCTTTTTTATACGGTGAATAACTAATTTACGCTTCTTTGATTTGTTCGGCCTCCAAAATGGCTTGCGCAACTTTGACTATCGTCTCGTTGTAGAACTCCTCCCACTCGTCGCAGTTGATATACATATCTTCAACATCTACTGGGAATTGGGTGCCATCCAGCCTTTGAGAATAGTAAGAGAATATAAAACCCTCGAACGTAGGCATTTCTTGCACCGCGTCAATAACTTGGTATTTGTTCTTCCTCGCGCTTGCCCGCAAGTGCTTTTTCACCTCGTCGATAATAAAATTTTGCTTTTTCACCTCGTCGATAATAAACTTTTGCTCTTTCATAACTTTATCTTTTTAAATTGTTGATGCAAATATAACGCTTTTATCAATACGTTGGTTCATTCATTAACGTTTTTTATTATATATCGCCTCTAACATGGGTCGCATGAAGTCGTAGGCTATGCCTTCATATTGGTAACTATCAAAATGCCCATTGAAACGTACCTCTGTGAAAGGCGCGCTCTGTTCCGTGCCGTTATCGTCCAGGAATACAAGGATGCGACTTTTCATCTCAAACTTACCCTCTTTAATCGTCTCTCTGAAAATACAGTTAATCGCTTTCATAATTTTACTTTTTAATCGTTTATACTTTTTAAAAAACTTCGGTGACTGAATCCCTTTCACTTTTCAATCTTTCCCTTTCGGGTATCGTGTCCCTGGTTTCGGTGAGGAACAACCTCTGTTTTTTTTGTTGTCTTAAGAAAACCCGGTGATTAAATTCCTTTCACTTTTTAATCTTTCCTTTTTCGGGTCTCGTGCTTTTAGTTTCGGTAAAAAGCAACCTTGTTTCCTTTTGGCATTACAAATATACGGCTTTTATCAATAGGTTGTACATTCCGTTAACATCATTTAAGAATAAAAGGTGCTCTGTCTCACTTAAAACGTTGAAAACCAGGCATTTAAAAAATGAGATTTCGGACTGTGCCACCCCTCGAAAATGCGCTGTCTCACTTAATGCGCTACAAACCAAGCCGTTACAACGGAAAAAGTTGATTGTGCCAGGTGAGGCTGATGTTTTCCTATAACTTTATTTGGAATATATAAAATACTACTATACTACGAATATTTAGTAGAGGGGGTAAATTTCAATAATCACCAAAATAAAGTGTTATACCATTTTCACTGTCTCACCTGGCACACCTCTATAAGTAACTATAATACAGCAAGTTAAGTGAGACAAAGACTGTGCCACCTAAAAACCGTGCCTGGCACAGTGGCACAGTTTGAGACGCAAAAAGGGCACATTCCGAAGAACGCACCCTTAAATCGTGTTTTACTTAAACTTCACAGCTATGTCTATGTTTGCTTTTGTTTTGGGGTTTTTGTTAGAAACGTCGTAATCTACCGACTTGACACCCCACCTAAAAAAGAGGAATCGTTTCTTTCTAATAGAGATTACCCCCACTATCGTGTCATTACCTTGGTATGATAACTCCGTGCTGTCTCCTCTTTGTTCTGACCTAATCGTGTTCCACGGGTCGCGGTATTCGGCTATCAGCGCCCCTTTAACCGTGTCGGTTCTTACAACCTCCTTAATAACGGTCTTTGTCACTACCTTGCTAACTGAAAGCGCATCTTTCAATCGAACGTCAAGCGCCTTCACCTCTTTATATAGGTCTGCGTTCTGCTTCTTTAGCTCCCTCGCGGATAGCTCCAGGGCTTTACGCTTCACAGCGGCATCACCCAACTTTGATATGTATTGTACTTCGGTTTCGTTCATCGCGTCTATGTTCCTATCCAGACGTTCGATTTCGGCCTTTTGCTTTTTCACGGTATCTACCAACTTGGACATGACACCTATCACAACCATGATAGCAAAAGCGTATATCATGATTTTCTTTAGGCTATTCATACTTGATTGCGTTAATACGGTTCATCCAGCCCTTTCTATACTTCTCGTTTTTCGGGCGTGCCTTGCAAATCTCGTCGATAAACTTCGTCCGGTCTGCCTTGATAGCTTCAAACAGCTTTTTAGGGTCTGCTGCGTTGATAGCGGCTATAGTCTTTGCGCCTACCAGCCCATCGGCTACAACGCCCAAAAGCTTTTGAGGCCTTTTAATGCCGTGTACCCCCGAAGCCCAAACCCAATCTACTACGATATTGGCTACGGCCTGGCTGTTAATGCCATCGGCTTTCCACCTGTCCCAGTACAAGGACTTGAATACGTCGTGCCATTCGGCATCGGATATGTTTTTCAAGTCCTCGACGGTAGGGGCTTTTAACCCCTTCTTCCGTCTGTACTCGGTAAACGTGCCTATTGTAATACCTTTGTTGGTTGCCCCTCCTAAGTCGTCGGGGTCATTAACAAAACCGCCTTCCCACTGGAGGATAAACGGTACAAGTTTACTGCTGTTCGCCATCTTCTTTCCTTTCTTCTATGGGCAAGTCATATTCACCGTCTTTAATCTTCTTTTTAAGGCTAAAGTATTTGCTATTGGCAATACTATTCAGCACCTTTATAAACTCATTAGACGGTTGGATAATACGTAGGTTCTTGGTTATGTTCCTCGCGTATATAATAAGGAATATACCCGTGAGGCCCTTAATCAATAACCTATAATCAATGCCCGGTTCTAACATGTTACACGTAAGGGCAGCAAAAAACAGTATAGCGCTCGTCAAGAATAGCTCCCTAACGGCCTGCATTGTCTTTTTGTGCTGATACGGTTTGCCCTTTCGGTGGTCTGCGAGATACCCGGCTAACCAATTGAGGGCTGTCACTATCACAACAATGAATATAAAGTCCTTCACATCCGAAACGACTGATAGAACGGTAACAGCGAAAAACATTCGGAAGTAAGTTTCCAGACTTTCTATCACCTGATAAGACCTATACGTGAATTCTGAACCACACATACCTTTATAAACCCGTCTTTTTTCATACGGCAAATCAAAGGTTCTAAAAATAAATCGGCTTTGCTCCGTTCAGCTTCAAACCTCTTAACTTTACTCGTGTCGGGAACAACTACTGAACCTCCGTACGTCTGAATTTTCATCCCGGTGGTCGTACTGTTTTGGTCTGCAATCTGCAAGTAACGGGCAAAGGCATAGTAACATAAAACCTTTTCCGCACCCGCGAAGTCCGCACCGTCTGCGATGTACTCGTCCGGGATGGCATCGTACATCGCCCCCACCTGGGGCAGTATGTCCAATAGGTCGGCCTCAAAAAAGGCCTTCTCTATCTTATTATCTTTTACGTCCGTCGCTATTTCAAAAAGCGTTCTGAACTTCTGAATTGGGTACGCCATCTTCTTCGTCAAATTTATTTTCAATTTCAGTAACCGACGGGTCAACCCCGAATACTTGGTATAATTCACGCGAAATGCGTTGCCGTACCTTTGCAAGGCTGTTTCTGTACACCTTTTGCAGTTCTTTAATAACCTCACCCGAAGCGTTCGAGAACGTTAACAGCGAGCTATCAATAAGAGGCAACGGGATGTTATAGGCAGCTATGGCAATATCCTTTCGCAACGGTTCGACATATGCACGGTACAGCTCCCTATCAATCGGGCTGCCTAACTGGTCTACCTTGATAAACGGTTTGTCCGTGGCTACGTTCTCGTCCCGAACGGTAAGCACTGAACCTGCGTTCTCGCTGCCCATCATCTCGGACAGTGTATCACGGAATTCTTGCTGCGCCTGCTCGGTCTCAAAATCACCGTGCGAAACAATGCTGCACATGTGAAAACCACGCCCTAAAGTACGGTTAACGTATCGCCCGTTCTTGTCCTCCGCGCCCATCTCGTTACGCACCGCGTGGAACGTGCTAATAGGATAGGGTCGGGTAGTGCTAAGGTTCACATACAAAAGTTGTCCTTTGTGGTTCTCGATACCTCCGCATTCCTCAACTTCAGCCGCGAAGTTTTCGGGGTTGAATGTGGGGTAAACAACAGAGTTACCTTTAACACTTGTTGACTTTACGCTCTGTTTCTCCCAGTTGTTGAACACTCGCCAGCTCCTTACCGTAGGGTCATTCTTGTAATCGTCGTTCATCTCGGCACGAACGTATTCAAACGGGACGTTGTACACGTTTTTGGGCTGATAGCCTGCTGGCGTTAAACCATACTGCACTATCCAAGCCCAGCCCTTAAAACGTGCAACGTCGTTTGCCGTAGCTTCTAACACATCGTTCATGTTACAGCCGTTGCCGTTCGTCATTTCCGCGAATTCCTTGTTTTTGAACCCCTCACAGATTATATTCTCCGTCATTTTCTCGACGGCCGCGCTCGCTGTCTTTGACGCGTATATGAGTTCGGCAATTTCCTGCGGATAAAGGTTTCCCTCTCCGTAGTTAATCACTCTATCGCCCGTATTCGCTGAGAGCTTAAGCGCTTTTTCTACTAATAATGCTATTCGGCTGTAACCTATCATGATGCTATTCTTTATTAATTTCTACAAAACAATCTGCGTATGCCGGGTTCTCCTTCATAAGTCGTTCGGCTATTTCGTCCGTCATATTTGCGGACTTGTAAACCACGCCATCCACGTAATGCACGATACGGGCACCTGGTTTCATCGCCCACTTATAGACAATTTTAGCCAAATACTTCGTTTCGTACCACAAAGATAAATATTCCATATCCATGTGGCAATTGGTATCAAGTTTTAGACCTGTCATTGCGTAATACGCATCTAACTTTTCCTGTAATGTTGCCTCCTTTGGCTGAGTAACTTCCGGGCTGGTGCTTTCGCCCTGTCCCGTAGTATTAGTTAATTCTTCGCTCATTTTCTTTTGATTTATTATTCTGCTGGTGAATTCAGCGCATCGTAGTCCGCTCTACTCATATAATGAATCGTTGTCCCTACCTGCCAATCCTCAACGCCAAACGTGTATGTTACATATGCGCTTGCGCTTGAATCCCCCGACATCTCGGTACAAACCAAGGGGGAGCCCAAACCATAAACGCGTATCGCGTCGCCGTGGTCTATCGCGATAACGAGTTCTGCGCGCGCTAACGCATCTGCAACGCCCATGGGATTAGCTCCGCTCAGCAGCGTATGAGCGCCTCCGAACGATTTAAACGTAATTGCCACATCGTATGCCCCAGGCATAATGTCCTGCGACTTCAAACCGACCGTAACAACTAATGAATTGTTGTCGACGTTAACGTCATAGCCTAATTTCCCAGGTACGCGGGTTATGACGGCAACGCTACCCGTTTTTACTGTAAAACTCGCTATAGCAGCGGCGTTTAAAATCTTTGCACTCACGGGCTTGCTTAAGTCTGCCCTGCTAGGTGCGCCGCAAGGCATAGTCAAACTTGCCGATATTTCTCCTATACATGCCATATTATTTTTCCTTTCTTTTTTAGTTAATTACTATCCTACTGCTGCTGCACGAAGTGTTTCATATACACCCTTGATAGCCAATAGGCTATCCTCGCCAATAACGTTTTCGGGCGTTTCGAGCGTTACCGTAGTCCACCCCCCATTATCGTGCGAGCTGTAATCCATTGCCGTAGCGGATAGTCCGTAATACAGACCATAGACATAAGCCCCTTCTACACCGGGACGCTCGGCAAAAATGACAAACGAACCGTTAGTGATAGCTGCCCGAATAGCACGTAGCGCGGAGGTAGCGGCAGATGTAATAGTTAAGGACGCCGAGTGTGACTGTGCATTCGGTGCGCCGTCATTAACCTTTAGCGTCTCGGACATAACAAGCGACCGCTTAAATGTGTCTATATTGTAAGCTTTCGCCCCCGAAACTAAAGTAAGCGCGGTAACTGTACCTGCTGCACTGTCCACGGTAAAACTCGCGATATCCGCTCTATTAATGATAATCGCGCTAACTAATCCAGTTGCGCCAGTGTCGCAATCATAGGCAATTGCGTTTGCCAATTTTGAAATACATGCCATAATTAAACTGATTTAGAGATTATTGAGTCACGAACCGCGGTATAACAAACATAGAAGTTATTACCTGCGGAGCCTTCCGGGTCGGATAAGGTAACCGTAACAAGCCGCGCGTTTGCGTTGCTGTCAAAGTCCATCGCTGAACATTCAAGAGGGGCATTAGCACCTATGAAATCGTATGTCCCGTCTACATTCGCGGTCATAACGTAGAATCGCCCAGTAGCGAGTGACTGCATATCCGCCCCTGCTATCTTCATCTTAAACGTAATAGACGTATTTAACTTTGCGGAAGCGTCCATAGTTTTAAGGGACGCGGTATATTGGATATTCTGTTTATACCCTTCTACCTTATAACTCTTTGCCCCCGAAGCGAATACCACCGAAGCGATGGATGCGCCCCCGACTGCAATCGTTACGGTAACATCTTCCGCGTGCATAAGGTATATCTCCTTAATGCCTACGGGCGTAATGGTACAACCCTGAAGGATGTTACCCGAAAGCTTATTTAAACAAATTTTTGCCATATTATATAAAATGAAAAAGGGGCCGGGTTAATATCCCAACCCCTTTTATTGTTAATACTAATTCTCATTAAATAGAAGCATGTAACCACATCTGCATTTTTTCGGGTGCAACCAGCATGGCATCAGCCGCGAACAAAGTCTGTGAGTAGTAGTTACGGCTCTTGGCGTCCTGGATGAAAGGAGCAATGTTAGTAGAACTACCCTCCAAAGCAATCTGAATGTTGTCCTTCGGTGTGAATACTACGAAAGCATCTGTATTACCGTCAACCAAGGCAGCGTTAGACACGTGGCGAAGTTCGTTAATCTTGTACCCCTCGAAGAAGTAAACCGGGCGGCCGTCAACGATGTCGGACTGTGCAGCACTGTTATCTTTATCCTGCAAAATGTTCTTATAAAGGCGCATAACGTTAGACGTTACGAAGAATTCCGATGTGTCGAGTGTATCGGGGCGTTGTGCGTCGATAGCTCCACGAAGTGCAGCAAGAACGCCGGCTGTGTCGAGCGCCAGAACGTTTTCGGTCTCTCCGCTATCCTTAAACTGCTTGATGATACCACCGCGTGTAAAGATACCGTAGCCCGTAGCCTCTTCCTTAACGTCGCCATCCAACCAAGCGAGACGCAGCAAGTCAGCCTCCAACACCTTCAATACTTCGGACTGGATGAAACCTGCCAAATCGGTTGCGGAAAAATCGTCCTCCAAGTTGATGCCGCGTGCCACCATTTTGCCCCACAAAGACTGCAAACAGATTTCGATGGGCAATTCAATCGGGGCGTGTGTGTAATACTTAACCTTGTCTTTTACGTTATTGTAGAAGTATTCACCGCCACAACCTGCTGATTTACGCAAAGCCTTGTCGGCTGCTGTAAGGGAAACAACGGGCGTGTTGTTAGCGATACCGTTAAGCACGGTAATACCGTTAGAAATCTCACCAGCCAAACCGACGGTTAAAGAGATAACTTCGTTCAAACTGTTAATGTTCAGTTTGTTAAGGTCTGTAAATGTAAATGCCATAATTTCTTAATTTTTTTTGTTTGTTATTTTTTGTAAAATCTCTTTGCCGCTTCGGCCACCGCGTCTCGGCTAAGGGCTGTTTCTTTCTTATTGTCCTTCGGAATACTTACCTGGGGAACACCGGGTTTCGCAGTCGCTCTGCTAAATTGCGCTGTCATTGCTGCCATTGAAGCGGTCAACGTTGCGATAGATGTCTCAAGTGCTGCGATACGGTTAGAAAACTCTTCGGGTACGGCTGCTGTTTCGGGTTCTACTTCCACTTCTTCTGCCTCGTAGGGTTTAACCTCGGTAATCACTCCGTTTTCAATCGTGATAACCAAAATACCCTCCTCGACTTGAATCTGTACTTCACCATCCGGGTGAACGTTGCCTTCGCTATCAAAGACCTTATCACCGATAGCCATCGTCTCACCAGCCGCCTCGATAGTAATGCTACTACCGTCCACGGTTTCTACTGTTTCCGTTGCAAACTGCGTCTTTTGGAATAGATTTGCAAACGAGCTGAAAAATTTGTTCATTTTTTTCTCTGTTTTATTGTTATTAAAAAGGCTTTCCGTGGCGGCTGGAAGCCCCACTAAATCACATGAATACAATTCCACAAACTCGGTAACGTCAAGAATACCGTCATTCAATTCTACCGAATTGTAACCAACTACAGAAACACCCAACATATCGGGTTCTTTTTCTATCATGGTTGCGATAAACTTCGCTTCATTGGGGTAGGCTGTCTCAAGTGCTTCGGACATCTCGAAATCGGCAAAAGCCGCGCCATTCTCGTAAACGAAGTTCGTAAACTTGCCTAAATACCCGTCCAGCATATCGCTGCCGTTGTGGGTACGCCTGCAATGAACTGGCTTAAGGTTTCCGAGCGCTACAACGCTTTTAACTGCCGCGTCCGTAATCGAAAGGGGGTATTCCCCACCTTCGTACATCCCAAAGTTGGTCGTTAACCCGGCTTGAATAATTCTAAGCTTTTTAAATTTCATAAAAATTGTTTTTGTTGTAACACGTGCAAAGATAGCGCCTTTTGTCGTATGCGCCACCTCTGCACGAGTTGATTAATATTAGAAAGTTGCGAAGCCCTTGACTACCGCCACGTCGTTTTGCCCTGCGTTGATGTCCTGCACCGATACAACCGGGTTAGGCATGCTCATAACGGCATCGATGACTACCCCCGCGAGCTGGTTAATGCTTTCGCTTGATAGGCGCACGTTATCGGACTGCCTAACCATTCGGTTTGCTTCGGAGATGCTTGCGGCCATACCGCCATCGGCAAACTTGTAAAGCCCGGACGTACCGAAAGAGTTGCCCCCATGTGCCTCGTTAATGGCTGATAGGGCGTTAATCTCTGCACTCGCTGTCTTCTTCATGATATAGACGTTCTCGCCTCCTTCGGCCTCGAACACCTGCCCGTTATCTCCCCGAAATGTTACACCGCCTTGTGCGTGGGAGCGCCCGTATATCTGACCACCCTTTGCATACTTCTTGACCGATGTGTTAATTTTCGTATCGGGGTCTTTCTGTTTTGCAATCGTAGCGACTTGTTTCATACCGAAAGCAATAACTATCGCGGCTTGTGCGATGCCGAGTATACCACCTTGTGCCAGTGCTTTAGTAGCACCGATATAAGTGTTAATGGTTGCTTGAACCACACCGAACGCCTTACCGATTCCACTCTCCTCGCCCAGCAAAGTAGACATTTGACCTGCCAGCCCTGCCGTCATAGTCAATTCAGCGTTAACGCGTGCCCTCGTGTTATCCTCCTTAGCCTTCTCGTACTTCGATTGAATCAGAGCCGTGTCCGCTCCTATCTTCTCGGCCGCTGCTATCTCCTGGGCGTATTGGGCGTCTAATGCGGCTTGCCTTAACTCGTATTCGTTCGTTATGTTAGCCATCTGCAATTCCCTTAGGTTTGCTTCGTCAAGCGCTTTCCTTTCCTTTTCGGTGCGGTCTTGTTCTTCACGCATCTGTTGTTCCAGTTGGAGCACACCTAACTGGAACGCTTGTTCCCGGTTGGCGAACTCTTGTTGCGAGATTAAACCCTGCTCCAGTCTGTAACGCTCAAGCTTTAGACTTTCCTCTACATAGGCTTTTTCGTTTTCAAGCTTAAGTTTTATGCTGTCATTTCCTATTTCCTTCTCCTGCAAAGATAGTTCTAACTTGGTACGGGCTTCCTCGAACTGTCTGATGGTCTGTTCCTGCAATTCGCGTTTAGCTGTTTCCGCATCCTGGGCTGCCTTGATAGCCGCCGCCGCCTTCTTCTCCTCGCTGGCTTTAAACGCTGCTGCATTAGCTGCTATCTGGGTCTTTACGATACCGCTCGCTTGGTTTTCCAGTTCTTTACGCTGTGAGATGTAATCCGCTTGACGTGCCTGTAGGTCTGCCAGTGCTTGCATCTCGGCGCGTCTGTCTTCCTTGCTTGTGTAGCTCAATTCGTTTTGCGCCTTGATTTGGTTATACTTCTGTTGCAACACGCCTATCTCGGCTTTTTCCATCTGCTTGGAAATCGCGATAGCCTTTTGGGCTGCTGCGTTTCGTTCCTCCGCGGTCTTTAGCTGGTCTCCTACAATGATACGTTGCGCCTCGAGTTCCCTGCGCATCGCCGACAACGTTACAAGGTTGTTTGTTTCCGCCTCGTATATTGCAAGTTCTTGCTTGGTGAGCGCTTTGGCTGCGTTCGCTGCCTTAGTGGTCTCCTCGGTAATCAGACCGATAGACGAAAGCAAGTTAACAACCTTTTCGCTCACCCACTCGAAAGCCTTTGCGACACCGCTCAACATGTTGGTGATGCCGTCGAGTATCCGGGAGAAGATAACCTCAAACGGAGCGAACGCCGCCTTTAGGTTTGCTGCCATCTCGCTATTGCGTTTCATCAGTTTTTCAACCGTGGATATGAGAACCAGAATAACCGACACGATAGCAAGTATAGGGTTAGCTTTCAGCGTAGCATTAAACGCCTTTAGGATGTTCACGCCCCCCGATAGAGACGTAGCCATAGCCGCCGTAGCCCCAGAAAGCCCTTGCGTGCTGCTCATTGCTTCCTGTATGCTTTCCGCATAGTTACCTACGTTCCTACGGTTATCGCCTACTGCCTTTTCCATCTCCTTAAGTTTGTCGGAAATCTCTTTGGTCTCGGTAACAAGCGCTTTTCCCTCGTCCGTATTGTTACGGGTCGCCGCGCTCATGGCGTTTAGCTCTTTCGTGTTCTTCGCCAACTGTGCTCGCAAAGCGTCTACGCTGTCTTCCTGGCTCTTTAACAGCGTAGTGTTTACCTTGATAGCCGAGTTATTGTCAGAAATGGACTTATTGATATCTGTTAACTGTTTCGTTAGTTCTACCTGGGCTTTCGTCGAATCGGAAACGGCTTTCTTATAATCGTCCTGCGACAAGCTGCCCGACCTGAAGGCCTTTCCCGCCTCGTCCAATTGTTTTTTCTCGTCCTTCAACGCGCTCTGCAAAGACTTCTTTGTCTCTGCCAGTTCAAGCGACTTTGCGATTAACGCGTCCAGCCCGTCGAGTGCTTCGGAAGTATCGAAAGAGAGGTCTAATAATGTAACTTGTTCAGCCATAATGTTTTGTTTTTAATTTTTAACTGCGATTAACGTAACGTTCGCATCTCCCGTTGACGGGTCCCAATCACTTAATGTCCTAAGGTAGAACCAGTGGTTAAGCTCACCTACGAAATAAAGCGCGTCGGACTTCATTTTCTGTATATCAAAATATGATAGGTTCATTTTAGCCGTCACCTGCCACCCAGGGGAAAAACGGTCATAATGCCCTGCTATCGTAGCACGGTAGCCACTGGCACGGTTGAAATAGTTATCTGGTACGTACGAGCCTGCCAGCCTAATCATTGAGGCATATGGCCTTTGTGCACCAGGGTTTACCGGGAACGCGCTCTCGCCTACTGTCTCCTGCGTAGATATAGCCCCACCGTAACCGCCTACCGTCTGTTTGATTGAGCCTACCTGCACCGCATATGTTCTCGCAGCGCCCGCGGCTTCTGCAACCTTTATGCTTGATTTGTCAATTTTCCCAGTCCAATCAACCCGGTACGTAGAAATAGTAGACGGGTTGATAAACGGTTTCAGTGTCAACGCAAACGGTTTGGACTTGAATTCGTACGTCCAACAGAACGCTTTGCAGAATGCCTGCACAATCTCGAAAGGCGTATCTATTCCCATTGTCTCTACTAAGTCCCATGCATAGGTAGGGGCTGTGACCGAATTAATCTTGAACGATATGAAATACGCTTCCGTATTCGGCACCGTAGTAATCGGCGTTCCCGAATATACCATAGATGAGGCGGAGGTAGTGAAGCCGAAGTTCAAATCGTGTGTCGGTCTTGGCGTAACCAAACAAGACGTAGAACTCGGACTTACCGGGCTGTACTTGTAGTTGCCATCGGGTCTTACCGCACCGCGCTTAAATGGCAAAGCAAATGTACCGCCGTTGCTTCTAAGATAAACGGTAGAAGGCGTGGAAGGCGGAAGGACAACAAACGAATCATCCGTAAACCTCAAATCGAAATCGGAGCCAGTCATGTATGTAAAACACGTGGCAACCTCGTTGCTTTCCGCTATCATGTAATTGGCTGCATATACCGAGCCGTCCAATCCGTCGTGCGCGCCTTTAAAAACCAATTGGCTTTCCGCGTCCTTGTATTCCCCTGCCGTTTTAGTTACTCGGTCTGCGATGTATGACATAAGCAAGGGCGCTGACCCGTTCGCCGCGTATATCGTAGGTATGGTAACGTTGTTTGGGTACGCGTAATTAAGGCTATCTATGTATGTCGAAAACTGATATGCCGGTGTTTCCAACTTAGGTATGGCAACCACTGGGGCGCGCAATGTCGAAAGCTTCGATATGTTTTCTATCAGTTCAAGGCTATATCCGTCCTCATCTGCCGTTACACGTACACGGAACAAACCGCTACCGAACGGAATATTGAAGCCCCCAAAATACAATTCGGCGCGGTATGGGGCTGTCCTTATGAACTTCCCTGGGAAACGCTCGGAACGGAACACACGGTCGTTCACTTCTGAACGCGGTATGTTGATTGTCCCGGAGTAACTAACCGTTTGCTCCGTGAATTTTAGGGGGTCTGGGTTGTTGACAGTAAGTTTCACCGAGTTAGCGGTTACACCGTCTATCGCTTCGCCATCAATTCGTATTGTTAAATCCATATTGTTAGGGTTCTATAATTTCAAACTTGCATTTAAACGCGGCTACCCGTCCCGTCGCACCGCCTTGTATGTTCAACGCGTTCGGGTTCTGTATCGTAACGCGTGCCCATTGGTTAGTAGCTAAAGGGAATATCCCGGCAACATCGCCCGAACGTGAAAGCCAATACAGCGCATTTTGGTTATCGTCCGTTACTACTACGTTTATCGTAACGTCGTAGGACAACACACGATTGCCGCCCGAGAAGTTAACCAAGTAAGTGGGCACAATGCGGTATTGGTCAAAATACATCGTATCATAAGCCCCTTTGCTGTTAAGCCATCGAAGCGTTACCCGTTTGTTGGGGTCAGAGCAATACGGGTATTTACGTTCAAAACGTGCGTAGCCCCATACGCTGGCATCGTTTGCGGTTCTGAACTCTCTATTGGGCTGGTTTGCCGTCTGCAATACATTCGTATTGGCCCAAATGCCAGACGTACCCGCACCGTTAATCCGAACCCGTAGTCTACCGTCCGCGTTTGCGGTTCGCTGACCATATCTCAAAGCAAAGTTAAAAGGCACACCCGTTAACGGAGTGTTAAGAAACGAAGCACAGCTAAAGTCCAATTGGTTAAACAACCCGTTACCGTAATCGGATAGGTTGCGCGTGCTCGCCACTGTCGCAAACCGTCCGTCCGCTATAGGGGCGTGTACAACGCGCATAGCAATGGATTTTAACGTACCCTCCATGTATTGTATTTGCACCATGTCGACGAAATCAGTAAACCCCAAACCTGCGTTGATGCTCTCTGTTATACTCGGTGTCGCAGCTGCCATCATTGACACATCCAATATAGCACCCTCGTATGGCGTGACTACGGCCGTTGCCTTGGTAGCCCCATTACGTGAATAGATAAAGGTTATACTGGTAACCGAACCAACCTGCTCCAAACGGATAGGGCGGTAAATACCTGCGCCGATGCCGCCAATGTCCGTATAGCCAGCTTCTGCGGTAGTTTCATCAGTTAATAGGTTTCTTATAATCATTGTTTTTTAGTTAAAATTGTTAATATCTCCGCACTGATAATACGGTTAACTTCTACCGTTACGCGCTTGATAAGTTCGGGGGTTAATATCTTACTCGCCACGCCGCCAGCGTTGTATTCGTTGGGTACTTTGATACCGTCCCTTTTAATCACATAGGCAATCGCGTAGGCGGCTTCTTCGGGTATGTCCGTGCCGGCGTTCGCGTTCTTGTCCTTAATCCATTGCTTGATAGCGGATATGGGCGGCATTGTGCCGGGTCTACGTCCGTCCTCCATCTGATAGATGTACGCTGGGGCTACAATACGAACGCCACCGGGATATTCCTCGACTTGTGTTTGCTTATCGAAGTTACCCGAGGCGTTCAGCTTCATAGCGTAGTAGTTGGCTACAATCTCATCACGAATCTTTTTAACCGCTTGTACTACTTCGCTGTTCATGATTTACAAGTATTTAAACCAGGCGTACGGTTTACGGTTTTTTAGGTATTCGGTATCGTGGTCATTGGCGTACGCCTCTTTCTCGAAGCCCATTCTATCATACGGCCTATCATTCGGGTCGCATGGTTTCTTTTCAAAACTCCACGCAAAGTAACGTATCACCCATTCGATACCGTACCAAACGTAAAAAGGCACATAAAGCATTTCACGCATCTGTTTGGTGTGAATGCTTTCGTGTCTTATTGTCTTTTCACCTATATAGGCATTGCCGCGAACGAACAACACGCCAAAGAGGTTAATAGCTTTGAAGCCCTTAAAGGGGATAAACTTGTTTCTGATAATCTTCATAGTTTCATGTGTCGTTCATTAGTTAACGACGCACAAAAGTACGTAGTAAATCACTACGAAACAAACCGCGTCAAGTCTGCTATCCGAATTTATATACATCCAAAACGGCCTCCCATCCCGATTTAATGCTATCGTACTGGTTCTGCACTTTCGACAAGCGTATAGAACCGATTTCGTAGCCGCACACAAAGGCTGCTAACATCTCTTGCAAAAGCTGGTCGGTGCGTATCAGCGTCGCAATCTCTACAGCATCATCGCGCATATACTCGGACGTACCCATACAGCGTATCACGATTGTGTAGCCGTTACTACGCGGTACGTTCACATCGGTATAATAGCCCGTTGTTATATCCAGGGTGAAGAAGTCCACCGATAAACTGTTTGCCGCCACGTTCTGTACGGCTGTATCTCCGAACACCAGCGGAAGCCCTAAAGCTGCCGCACGTGTATTCGCTGTGTTGTAAATTGTCTCAAAAGTCATATGTTAACGGTTTTTAGATTGTTGTTTCTTTAATTCGCGTTTCTCTTTCTCTATCTCGTCGTTACGTTTGGCGATTGCCAGCATAGCGTCCGAGTAGTTGACTTGCTTCGCCTCGTCAAAGCTACAGTGGAAAAGCTCGGCCGTCACCTGCACAAGTCCGAGAAGGTTCTTTGCCTGCCTGATATTCTCATCGCCGGTCAACGCGCTTTCACCGCCTTTGCCGTGCATGTTTCGGAAAATCACCTGCTCGAGGCCATCGGCTATTTCCAACTGTTTAACTATGAATTTGTCAAGCTTCACGGCATCGACGACGGTAACGGGTTCATAGTTATCGTCAGTCCATGCCTTGATACGTTCTAACGCGTCCTCGGCTCTTCGCGTTTCAAGGATAGCCCATAAACCGATTTCCTCAATGTCCTTAAGGCGGTACACTGCTTTGCCGTTACGGGTTGCTACCTGGGAAGGCTTAAGGTACTTAATCATGTCTTTGAGCAAGCGTTCCTCATCGCGCGTCATACGTACCGTGCCATCTGCTGGCATGTTCGCGATACGGAGCATTGCCGCGCGATTACGGATATTAGCAATTTTGAAAGATAGTCTAAAAAGTAAATTCTTCATTTTAAAGCGTTTTAAGCGACTTTCTTTGTCGCGGTTAGTAGTTACCCACTATTGGGGGGGGAGAAAAGCCCGTAGAGGGCAAGCAAATGCTATTTAGGGCGGTATTTACGTATTAGGTAATCTACGCCATAGCGCAAAGCGTCGAGTGAGTGGTTCCAGGCATCTATAGGTTCGTTGGTGTACGTATCGGTCGCCTCGTCCTTTATCCATTTGTAGTTATCCAGTTCGTCCAGCATCTTAACGCTTCTTTTCGTTACGTGCAGTTTGAACTGCTTCACCTGTGCGATACCAGCCGCCACAGAGCCTCGTCCCTTGACACACGGTATTGCCCTGATACGCTTCTGCTGTAGTTCCACGATGCTCTTCTGCTCTGCACTGTCGCACACCGTTATCACGCGGTTAAGTGCATTGGCGTTCAAGTAGTCCGCTATATGGCTATTTAGCAGACCCTGCTCATAACAAAGCAAGTCTACGTATAGGTCCCAGCCTTCCATGCGTATGTCGACAATCGCCGTAGGGTCGTTAACGAAACCGAAGTCAAGCCCCAGGCATCGACCCGTGAAGGTTTCCGGCATATCGTCTATTACTTCGTACTCGGGATAAACGTTTCCCTCTACGCCGCCCGTCAGGCCCTCACCGTAGACGCGCCACCAGTTGGCATCGTTCTTGTTCTTCTCGATAGCGCCCACCTGCTCCTTGGTTAGGTACGGGTTATCCTTGTACGTTGAGTGGATGGTTACGTATCTGTCACCTACGAACTCGGTTTCACCCCAAAACTTACGTACCGGGTTAAAGTCGATAATAACCTTTTTACGGGTACGGATATCAAGCTGCCTAAAGATTTCCCTGGGTATGCCCTGCGCCTCGTTGACGAACAGAATATCACGTGCGGGGCCGTGCACCTTTGAAGCGTTATCGACGCCAAAGAACTCTATCATGCACCCGTTGGGGTATGTGTAACACCCCTCGGTCTTGTTGAACGAATTCTCATCCCATACGCCCTCGGCTGCCAGCATCTGTCTGAAGTCTCGCTGCATGCCTCGCTTCACCATAGGCAGCGTAGCGGCAACGCACGAAACGATAAGGGGCTTTTCGGAGCTGGAGCAAAGGAGGTGCAGCATCTGCAACACCGCCCATGTCTTGCCGGAACGCGTGCCGCCCTTTGATGCGACACCACGTATTCGGGGGTCAACGAAAGCCGCCAATAGCTTTTCGAATGTATATGTTACATTCATCAGATACCCCCTAACTTTTGTAGGTTCTTAACGGCATCCTCGGAAAGCACATTGACCTGCATAGCCTTTGTGCCTGCTTCCTTACCGTTGCTCGTAACGTCTTTAAGGTCTCGCAACCCTCGTAGTTTCGCCATGTAGTTAGCATCCACCATCCCTGCAAGGGCCGCCTCGTCCATCTCGGTGGTGATAAGCTCCTTTATCAGAGTGTAACCTAATAGAAGGTTCTCGGCATCGGGGTTCGTCTCGGAAGCCTTTTCCAGCTTCGCTATGTTCTTATTGAAGTCTTTTATAGACCAGCCTATGAAAAGGCAGAAACCGCCAACAGAGGGCGCGCGTTTCTTCTCCACGGGTACCTTCTGCCCTGCTGCCGCACCGCCTTTCAGTATCTCGTATTGGATATAGGGGTTCTTCTCGCAAAAGTTCATGTACTCCGCTACGTAATTAATACACTCGTCGATGCTGTTAAGCGTCGCACCGTTCACGCCTCGTGTCTGCACTACTTCATAAAGTTGTGTGCATGCCTTTAGCTCGTCCTTTGGTTTCGGGGGTGTCCCGGTTGCCTGCCCTTTCTTGATTTCCTTTTTCGTATCGGGGGCGGCTTCTTTCTTTGTTCTTCCTGCCATAATCGTTAATTGGTTTTGTGCGTGCACGGGATATTGGATAATGTCCATGTGCGCGCGGTCTATTACTCCCTTAAGAGTGTGGGGGCAAAAGTACATAACTTCTCGCCACAAACCAACCTGCAATCAGTCGTGAAAATCAAAAACATTTTACAAAGTAGGGAGCGGCACAGATAACGCACTGTCCCACAACGAGTTACAAGCGTTTTTGCCTACTGTGCCAGGCACGTTTCTGGTGGCACACCTCGGGTGGCACAGATAATGCGCTACGTATCAGAGCGTTAGAGCGACTGTGCCACTGTGCCAGGCAAAACGCACTTTTCTAACACTTGTTTTATAAATAGTATATATTACTGCTATCTCTACATTGCAATTACTATATATTT